CAAGTACATCCTTGGTCCAGTGTTCGTTGATGGCGAGACAACAGCCGCAGAACAGGAAGCTGCTTACAAAGCTACGAAGGACGCTGAGTTTGCTAAGTCTGCCCGTGACTCGCGGGACAAGCTGCTGGCTGAGTGTGACTGGGTGGCTATTAAGGCTCTGGAGTTATCTCAGGCTGTGCCAGCCGAGTGGGCTGCTTACCGTCAGGCTCTTCGTGACCTCCCACAACAAGCGGGCTTTCCGACTACCATCAACTGGCCTGTGAAACCGGAGTAACCCATGAACATCGACGAAATAGCGTTGCGCTCAATCATCCGAGAAGAGATGAAGTCTGTCCTCAAAGAAGTCGGCCTGCATGACGACGACGCGGGTAATGATGTACGCGACCTTCGCTCATTGATTACCGATTGGCGTGGCATGAAGAAAACTATATGGCAGACCATTGCGCGTGCGGGCACCTTGTTCGTCCTTGGCATACTGATGCTGGGGGCGTGGTCTAAGATCAACGGTGGAGACACCCCAGAATGAACGAATACGGCGACATCAGAGGCAGACTGACCTACGCAGTAACGCTGATGGTGTCTGCTACGCTGTGCATCTCGGTCATAGTTATGGTCCTCTCGCTGGTGGCCGGTCTCTGGTTCGATAACATCGACAACGCTGAGATTTTCAAACTGATTTCTCCAGCATTCCAGACTATTGTTGGCGGTTTTATCGGACTGCTTGCAGGGATAAAACTCGGTAATGCCGATGATTCCCCGCCAACCTGCCAAGGCAAAAAGCAATGATTGATCCTGTCTCAGCCTTTGCAATAGCGTCCTCTGCGTACAATGCCATCAAGCGTGGCATTGAGATGGGTCGTGAGATTGAGGACCTAGGCGGACAGTTGGGTACCTGGTTTGGTGCTGTTGCAGATGTAAAGGCGGCTGAAGAGGAAGCTAAAGACCCGCCCCTTTTCAAAAAGCTGCTGTACAGCGGGTCAGTTGAACAAGAGGCAATGGCGAATTTGATGCGCCGAAAGAAGATCGAGCAGCAGGAGCGCGAACTGCGCGAGCTAATTGTCTACCGATACGGCGTCGAAGAATACACGGCGATGATGCGAGACCGTGCGAAGATCAGTAGTAATCGAAGAACCGCTGAACACAATCGTCGTCGCAAGATCAAAAACTTTATTCTAAATATTGTGGCAGTCGCTGCGATAGTTGCTTTATTAGCGGCCCTTCTCTGGCTTGTTGCTGGCCTTATTGAAAATCTGAGGTAATAAAATGTTAAGTCTAGTATCAAGTTTGTTGGGATTTGCCTCTGGCGGACTGCCTAAAGTCCTCGACTTCTTTCAGGACCGCACAGACAAGAAGCACGAGCTTGCTTTGATGGCTGCACAGCAGGAGCGTGAGATTGCCTTAGCTAAAGAGGGATTTATAGCCCAAGCCAAGGTCGAGGAGATTCGGACAGCTCAGGTGGCTCTCCAGACCGAACAGGTTGCCATGCAGACACAGGCGCAGGAAAAAATTGCGATGTGGAAGCACGATATGAAAATCGGAGAAGGGGCCAGCACCTGGGTGATTAACCTGCGTGCGTCCGTCCGCCCAATGGTCACCTATTTGTTTGTGGGCCTCCTGATTGTCGTGGACATTGCTGGTATTTGGTATGCCTACAGCACTGGGGTCGCATTTGCTGACGCGATGGACATGGTGTTCTCAGACGATGAGATGGCTATCCTTGCGGCAATCATCAGTTTCTGGTTTGGGTCGCAGGCTTTCAACAAGAAATGACCATCTCTGAAGCTGGCATCCAGCTAATCAAAAGCTTTGAGGGCTGTCACAGCAGCCCCTATAGATGCCCTGCTGCGCTTTGGACGATAGGGTATGGTCATGTACTGTACCCAGACCAAGCGCGTCTCAAAACGCCTGAAAGAGCCTCTTATGCACTTAAACCAGAACACAACAGGGTGTGGGATGCTGACGAAATTGACGCTCTTCTTCAGGAAGATTTACAGAGATTTGAGGCTGGGGTACTTCGACTATGTCCTGCTGCTGCTGATAACGACAGCCATTTTGACGCAATTGTCAGTTTTAGTTTTAATGTGGGGTTAGGCAACCTGCAAGCATCTACCCTGAGAATGAAGTACAATCGGGGCGAATTTGAAGGCGCAGCAGACGAGTTTCTCAAGTGGCGCAAGTCAAATGGCGTTGTGCTGGCAGGGTTGGTCAGGCGGAGAGAGGCAGAGCGGGCGCTTTTCTTGTCATAAAAAAACGCCCCTTAGCGGGGGGGCGTGCTTGCAGCTATGCGCCGGACAAATAGGGAAAAAACCGGCAGCACAAGCTAAATGGCCTATGTCCGCACATCATCACCGAAATTCTTTTCTTTTTCAATCTTTCTTCTGATTACTGACATCGGCTGCGCGTCCTGCGTGTAGGCTCCTGCTGGCACTTCCTTGACCTTCCCGCCTTTCTTCAAGTACTCGTCGATCTTCTCCTGCACCCAGTCGCGGGTGTACGGGCTCTTAGCGGGTTTCGTGTCGGGGTACAGCTTGTCAATTGTTGGCATTTTATGCTCCTTTTCTGTTGATGTTATTGACCAGTGCTTCCAAAGCCGCCAGTGCCTCGATCGGTATATGACAGCTCATCTACTTCTATGAGATCAAATGTCGGCGCTGGCAGCACAACCAGTTGCGCTATGCGGTCGCCTTGCCTGATAAAATGCCCGCCATTGCCGATTGAGTACGTCAAGCAGAGCTTCAGCTCTCCGCGATAATCGCTGTCAATCACGCCCACGGAGTTAGTCAGCGAAACGCCTGTCTTGCCCATGCTTGAGCGCAAAAACAGCAAGCCGACATAACCTTCTGGCACTTCTACAGCGATGCCAGTGCCGACCATTATTGAAGCGTAATCCACGATAAAAGCATCTTGGTCAGCGTACAGATCAAGCCCTGCTGCGCCTGGCGTTCCGCGTGTCGGTGTGGTGGCCGTTGTTGTGAGTTTTTTGAATCTCATTCGTTGCGCTCCTGTGCTGCAATTTCACCGGCCAGCGCGAAATACGCTGCGCCGTCCTCGTAGGAATCTGCCCGGTAATCTCCCTGCTGAGAGCGTACAATCTTTAGACAGGCCATGAAAAGCCAGCCTTGCTCCTCAGTCAAGCCATGCTCGGTCAACGTGTTGAACATCGCCACGGTCTTGCCCATACTGCGCTCGCCGGATGGCTTGTCGTATGTAACCGCACGTTCTTCCATGTGCCCGATTGCGGTTTTAAGAATTTTTGCTGCTGTCGTCATTGATGGCCTCTATAAAAAATGTGATTGTCAATTCTAGTAGTTCTTTCCAGCTCCGCTGCCCACCACGGCCTCACCCGAGTCGCGTGGTAGTGTGTCGCCCCGCCGGTCGGGTCTGGGATAAAGCCCCCGGCTGTGAGCATCGTGACCATCAGGGCCTTGGCGTAGGCCCAGTCGTCGTAGACATCTTCGCGCTTGCCGTCACACATGAAGCTGAACTGGCACTTGTAGCGGCGATGCTCGTCTTCGTGCGTGACACCACAGGCGGTGTCTGGGTACTGCTGCGATGCAGTGCGGTGGTAGATCACCCATGCGACTGCCGCTTGACCTTCGATTGGCTCGCCACGGGCCTCGAAGTAAATTGCTGACGCTACGCAGAACAGGGCGGAGATCATAGGTCGCCCACCCCAGCCAGCTCATACTTTACGCACTCCTCCACCCCCTGCGGCAGCGCGGGAGTAGCGCGGGCGGCTTGCCATGCTTCCCATGCTGCAGCTTTCCCAATTGTCTGCCCCACTGACGGCCACCATGCTTCAAACTGTTCACGCTCTGTCATTTTGCATATCCACGCTCCTTGAGCATTGCATCCGCCAGCCTGTAAGCCCGCATCGCGAACTCTGAATACTCTGCCTCCAATTTGCTGTCGGCCAGCATTCCTTGCAAAGCCGCAGCGGCGAAATAGTCGCGCAGTGTTAGTTCTTCTTTCATCTCATTCTCCTCAGATCATACTGGCGTATCCACGCCTGATATTTGTGCCACACTTGCTCTTTGGTGTAGCCGAAGAACACCAGTCCTTCAGCGTCTAAACGGAACCATTTGGGGCTAATTTCTCGGACTATCATCATTCTCCTCCTCGTCTTCCTCTGGTTCACATGATGGGCAACCCGGATGATCTGGATCACGGCAGTCTGGGTGCCTGCGTAGGTCTTGCTGGTACCATCGCTGGCGCAGCGTTGGCCGCTCGTCGTCATCGTAGTCAAACATACTGCACCGCCCCGCACTGCTTCAGGTGCCTGTGCGGCCTTCCGAGCTTGGTCTCCAGTGCGCGTATGCGCTTGGCAAGTCGGGCACGCTCGCGGTTCATGATCGCCATGATGAAACCTTTGTTAAACACTGTGCCCTTGATGGGCCTAGCGGCTTTCCAGAATTGGTAGTCGCTCATAGGATCACCAGAGCGCCGATGATGAAGGCGCAGAGTAAAGTTAGCAGCATTGCCTTTGGTTCGCTCATTTGCTTGCCCCTTCTGTCAGCATCAGGATGTACGCGCTGACGGTCAGGCCCAACTTGCGGGCTTCGCGCATGATGTTTTCGTGCTGCTCCGCAGTAACGCGGATGTGAATATTTTTCTGTTTCATCAGTTGTCCTCGTCCAGTATTTGCTGGAGCAATTCCAGCGTTGCGTTGTTCTTTGCAGCATCCTGCGCTGCTGACAGCAGGATCAGCTTGTCTCTGGCTGATGCCAGCAAGCCGAGCACTTGGTGCCCCCCCACGTTGTACTCGACCGCCGTGTCGATCAGGCGGACTAGCATGGTGGTGTCGTTTATCACTTTATTACCTCGACTTTCCCAAGCAGTTTGACCGCGCCTATTTCGCGCTTGGCAACGCCGCCCACGTGGTACTGCTGGCGCTTTGCGCCTGTACGGCTACCGTAGCCGGTGCTGCCGTTGCCGCCGACGTCGATGACGTCGACGACCTTGCCGCGCTTGGGGGACAGCAGCTCGACGCGAGCGGTGACCAGCTCGTCGCGCCAGCCGGCGGGGGTGAACACGGAAGTTTTGTATTTGATAATCATGCTGTCCTCCTGGGACCCTGATAAAAGTCGATTTCGTTGCCGTTCATTGTCTTGCCGTCACGCCAGGTCAGCCCAATGGTGTAATCGTTTTCGGTGCATACAATGAAATACTCGCCAGTGGCTTTTTGTGTTCCAGCAACCACTCTGTACCAAGAGTGCTTCCAGAAAACGTCCTTGCCTTGGTCTA